GGCAAATATGAGGGCAACGGAAGTACTGATGGGGCGTTTGTAAACACTGGATTTGCACAACAAATCATGTTCGTTAGAAATATAGACGCAACAGAAAATTGGGTGGTCAAATATCAAGTCCTTGATAACACTAATGAGAATACATCTCGTATCTACTATGATCAAACTGCTGTTGCTGATACATCTACATCGTCAGCTAACATGGATATGGTTAGTAATGGGTTTAAAAACAGGGGTAGTAACTCTCAATCCAACTCAGCCGCTACCTTCATCTACGCGTCATGGGGCGGCAGACCACTAACAGACGGTGGTGTTAACCAAGGTCGGGCGAAGTAAGGTGGAACCCGTCACAACTACACTCGCTGCTATTGCATTAGTGAAAGCGGGATTAAGCCATGCTAACGATTTAAAAGATATAGCTGGTGGGTTAGATAAATTATTCCACGCTACAGAGAACAAGCCTAAGAAGGTAAAGAAGAAACTACCTAAGACTAGGACACAACAACTACTACGCATGAAAGCTGGCGATGCAGACTACGACGATGATACAAGTATTAGTAGTGTAGCCAATGACATATTAGAACAGAAGAGAAATGAAAGAGCATTAAGTAACTTAGGCATTGAGATAGATAACAAGTTTGGTAAGGGTACGTTTGATGCTATTAAAGCTGAACGTGTTAAACGTATAGAAGCTAAAAAAGTACAGACTGCAAAGAACAAAGAGAAAGCTAAAATAAAACAAGAAGAAGATGATAAGTATTGGGATCACGTGATCTCAATATTAAAAAACATTGGAATCTTAATACTAGTTTCTGTTGTTTGTGTTTTTGTTGGCTGGCTTATCTTTTTAAATAGATGCACTGAAAAAGTCTGCTAGATGAACACATACGAATACGGAGTGTATAATAAATATGTTAGGGATGCTATACGTCAGGGTGATGGAACGCCGCCTTTCTTATCCCCAGAATGGGAAAACGTCTATTACTTTACAGTGTATGCGTCTTCTAAAGAAATGGCTCAAAAGAAAGCCGAAGCAAAACATAGCCCAGTCACAGGATTTGTAATAGAAAGTTTGGAGCAGACTAATGACTAAAACGGTTACAGAGCTCGGCGCTAGTCTGGAAGCCCATGAACATATCTGTGGAGAACGCAGCAAGAATATTGAGCTGCAATTCTCTGGCGTAAACGCTAGATTAAAGAGGCTCGAAGTTATATTGATGTCTAGTACTGGTGCTATTATTCTATTGTTGATTGGACTCGTTGTTAAAGGTGGGTAAAGTATGCCAGAGATTGAATTACCGCAAGGATGGATGGCGTGGGTAGGGTTTATACTCACGGTGACTATCGGTTTGGCCATTCGAGATTGGGCAGCAGATTTAATTGCGGCAATAAAATGGAAAGCAACTCCGGGATTTGAGCCAATGGAGACTTGCATTTTAGATGGAGATAAGGTTACAATCATACATATTGGGCTTAGAGAAACAATCTTTGAACGCAATGGTAAATGGGGTAGAACTTGGCAGTATATTCCTTCGTCCAAGATATCTAACCATGAACTAAGGCGAGTAGTAGGTGATGACAGAATGTTAGATCACAAAATTAATGGAGATGTATAATAATGCTAGACACAGACAAAGATATATGCTCGAAATGTGGTAAGGAAGGGTGCTTGTGTGACCCTGAGACTTGCGAATGCACTCCAGACAAAGAAATAGTTCAAGACTTCGAAGAGTAAAGTATTGGCTATGCGATCAATTACAACAATGACAATGCATAAAAATCAAGGAGATGATATGCCAAAAGTTAAAACAGCGTCCGGTAAAGTTAAGAAATTTCCCTACACTGCAAAAGGTAAAGCAGCAGCTAGTAAAGCGTCTGCGAAGACGGGGAAGATGAAGAAAAAGTCTGGCTATTAAAAAGTTAGATGATTAAAGTTTTTGTTATTTTAACTTTGATTAGTCTATCAGGCTGCAAAGCAATACCTGACTTTCCTAATCCGTTTTATTTCCATTCGCACCAAGATTTAATAAATCAAGAACGCGAAATAGATAGCAGTTTTTTAAAAGGATACTAGTGAATGCCGAGAGGATTGTACGCCAATATGAATGCTCGGAAGAAAGCAGGAACTTCACGTTCTAAATCTAAAAGCACAGTAAGTTCTAAAGCTTATTCTAATATGAAAGCTGGATTTCCTAAGAAAAAAACCAAGAAACTAAACACTACAAAGAAAGCATAAAAGGATTCGCTATGTTAAGTTTGCTAGGGTCAGTCTTAGGATTTGGTACTTCTTTTTTGCCAAAGGTCATGGATTTCTTCCAAGATAAGCAGGATAAGAAACATGAATTGTTATTGATGGACAAGCAGCTTGAGCAGCAGATACAAATTGGTGCTCAGAAGATGCAGATGATGGACATCACAGCGGACATCGAAGAAACTAAAGCTCTACATAAAGAGCACTCTGCAATAACTAAAAAGTCTAGTCAATGGTGTGTTAATCTTAGTGCTTCAGTTAGGCCAGTAATAACTTATTGTTTATTTTTAGAATTTGCAGTCCTCACTCTATCTGTAAATATGGGTTGGATGGACTTGATTCAATACGCAACTATATGGAACAGCGAATTTCAGGCTGTATGGGCCGCAACCGTGTCATTTTGGTTTGGGGCAAGAAGCTTTCAGAGAAAATAAAAAGCGAGGTATCTGAGATGGTCTTGCACATCAATGAAGCCGGTTTGGATCTCATCAAGCACTATGAAGGATGGCGATCCTCAGTGTATCTATGCAGCGCAAGCCGAGCTACAATTGGCTACGGGTCTACATGGGATGCTGATGGCGATGCTGTTACCCTTGAGCATCCTGATATTACGCAGAAGCAGGGCGAGTATTTGCTTCTCAGAGAAGTGCGTCATTCTGAGAAAGCAATTAGAAGACTTGTCAAATCGGAACTAACGGAGAATATGTTTTCAAGCCTGTGCTCATTTATCTACAATATCGGGTCAGGAAATTTTCAGAAATCTACGATGCGTATGAAACTAAACCGTGGCCAGTTCGAAGATGCTGCCGATGAGTTTCCGAAGTGGCGTAAAGCTGGGGGCAGGGTCGTTAAAGGTCTAGTGATACGCCGTAGATCTGAACGAGAATTGTTCCTAGCTTAGACTAGTATCCTCGTTTCTTTAGGTGCTCATGCAAGAAACCCATGACGTTGAACATCAAGCCACACAAAGCATCTTCTAGTACGTTGTTCAAACACACATCACCGTCACGATAAGCACTCCACCATTCGAAGAAATGCCGCCATCCTGATTTCATATACGAATCCATCGGAATCCCTTTCTTCCAATTATCTCCGTCTCTAACTGTGCCATCGTCTTGATGTCTATTTCTAGTCATGTACTCAGCATACCTTCCTAGCACTAGAGGGCTTAGATACCCTTCGAAATCATGCTTGGTGTCGTCTTGATCTCGGGTCGCTCCAGTCTCGAACTCTCTCATCTTACTCTTCCTTAATTTATTAATGTTTCGTTTCTTCAATCGGCATCTGAACAAGAACTAATGCTTCGCAACTCGAGCAGGATAAATTAGTCTCTAGATACTCATTCTCAAAATCATCTTCAAACATCTCATCTCCACCCCAAATCAACTCTTCACCACAGTGCCAACATTTCATTTTCTATAGCCCTTTCTCTAATCCGTAAGCCGCGAGTAGCGCAGCTTCTGCGATGCCGTCATGTTTCTTCAACTTCCAAAATCTATCTGTCCTAAACATCATAGTGGCCAATTCGATAGAAGCATATTTTGCAGAACCTAAACCATAATACATCTTCCATGTAGCTGGTGAAACATACATTGCTTTAGAGTTTGGCACTGCTTGAGCAAGCATCTCTACGGCTCCAAACATTCTACCAAATTGAAAGCTCGATGCTACCCCTTGCCTCGGCATAGAATGTACGTTCTCGATAACTACTAATGCAGGCCCTTCAGTGGCGGCTCTAAACTTACTAGACGCTATCCAATCTAATGTCGCTTTCTTAGTCGGGTAAACTAGAGGCATCATGCGAGCGTCGATAACAGTCATCTTACCTCGGGGATCACGTGACACCAAAGCTAATCCCCCAGTCTGCCCCGGATCAATTCCTAGTGCTATCATTTCTTGTATCTATTTCCTTCCCATGCGTCGACCGTAATTGGCCATCCTGCTGCCCACTCAGGCAATGGGCCTGTCATAAGCGAGACGAACTCTTCTTTAGATCCAAAATCTTCTGGGACTTCGCAGACGATCTCATCGTATACGGTGAGTATAATATTGTATCCTGCGTCTTCGCATCGATGCATGGCTGGAGCTAGGATCTCGCGTGACACAGCTTGGCAGGCGTTCTCAGTGAGTTTGCCCCCGTAGGTCGAGACACGCTTCCACTGCCCTTCTTTCTGAGCCATGTAAGATAGCTGCGATTGCATCTGGTGACTGCAAGCTCCTGACGCACAGTCTTCGTCCGTCTCAGGAGTACACCAGCGTGGCCGCACCTTACGTATTTCGGGTTTATAATACCAAAGTCTCTTGCGATTAGGTAGAATCATCGTTAACCAATCATCTACGATCTCGAAACCTATCTCACGGTAACTCACTAGTTCTCGGGTTCGAGTGGCTTTGATGGCGCTCGACTGTAACCCAGCCCAGAGGCTAGTAATCTTTGGATGCTCCGCTCTCCACGCCTTGCAGATTTCGATGATCCGTTCGTCGCTATGACGACCACTGCTGTCGAACTTGAGCCATGCACCCAGAGCTCCTTGATATCCAAATGCAAGTTCACCAGTCTTGCCGTCTTGTCGTTCTGCAGGATGCGTCTTTTTAGTAACTGTCCCAGAAGGTAAGCCGTGAATCTTATCACCCATGAATTCATAGAGTTTAACTCCATTTCTGAAAGCATCAACCTTCCACTCCTCACCAGCGAGGCATGAAAGAATAACTGCTTCGATTGAACTGTAGTCTCCAGCGAGGATCTTATGCCCCGGAGCTGCTTGTATCCAATGCCGCGAAGCATTAGACACCGCTACCATCGCGTCTCCGTATACCATGTCTAGATACTCAGCGTCACCATACATAATGTCGCGAACCAAATCTTCTGGATCGATCTTGTCGTCACCTTTAGCTAAGTTTAGAGGCTGAAATCCTGAGCCAGTCCACCGCCCTGTAGCTGCTCCATGGTATCGCGTTTGAAACCTAGCCCTGCCATCGGTGCCAAGCTGCCGAGACATAGCGGCTAACTTCTTAGTGCTGGCTTTATTAATGGCAAGCCTGATCTCTAGTGCTCTACGTGCAGGGCCAGAGGGGATCTCTCCTTCTTCGAGTAATTCGGTGAGGTACATTTTCTGTAAATTGTCGAGAGGTAATCCCTGTTCGACGAACCACTCTTGAACTTTATCGCGTTGGGTTGGCCTTAATCCCACAAGCTCGACAAATTCTTCGGTGAGGGTTTCGGCACGTTGGTCGACGACTTCCGTAGCTTTTTCAATTCCAGCTCGGTCAAGGTATAATCCTCGCATATTAATCTTTTGGTCGAGGAGAAAATGGGGGAGCTCTCGGTCGGGAAGTTGGTCGAGGTCATCGGAGACGGCTTGCTCCAGCTCCACATCTTTAATACAATATTGTACAAACTTCTCAAAATCTTTCTCCGGTATTTCTGTCTTGGCTGTCTTTAAATTTAACTTAGAATACTTACTAATTAAACGACCGCCTTCTGGATCTTTACCTTCGTACCCAAGAACTTTTGATAACTTATCGAGAGCAGCGGGTAAAGCATAATAGTTAGCCACCGCCATTGTGTCTCGCCATTGGTGGTCTTCAGGTAAGATCCATCCGTACTTCCTAACCATAACATTTCGCCAGATAGACCGCTCGAAAGCTACGTTATGCGCTTCGACCTCTTGGCCTTCAAGAATAGCGTCCAGTAAATCATTGGGCGTACCTCGAAGATCGCCATACTTCCCCGGCCACCATGTCTGTATCGGGTCGTAGTCGACACCCCAACAAGCACAGATAACATCAGTTGTAGGATCTTCAGAGTATGCCCATGCTCCTACCTTCGGAAGATCAGCGTATGATTTAGTCTCAAAATCGAATGTAATCATGTTTCGATACCCAGCTAAGAAAAAGAGTGAGCAGTTTTATGACATACTCAGGTCACTTCTAGATCCGTAGGTGCATGAGGGGGATTATAGACCCCACCTGATCATTTCTTAACAGGCACCATAGTTCTAGGCCCTAGCCAGCTTGGCGACGCTGCCGAGGAGCGCCGTCGCCAGAGTTGGCAGGTTCCGAACGACCAACAGCCTTGAACAGACTAGAGTGGTCTTTAGGAGAAGTCAGGGCATCACCGTCACGTACTTTCTGTACAGCGGATAGATAGAATGTTAGAGCATTGTTACCCGTACTTGGGTCTTTGTACTGGCCGATGGTAACTGCAGCGATAGCGTAGCAACCATTATAAATCTCAGATTTATTAGCTACTCCGATCTCACTCTCTCCGTCTGGTGCGTATACAGAGATACCACCGGGGCCTTGTTCCCCGTGCTTGTTATAAATAGTGTTGGCTCGGATAACTTCCATACCTGCGTAAGCATCTCCGGGCTTCCCATCTTTAATACGTTTTTTAGCCATGTCGTCACCGCTCTTGATCGGCACCATTAGATCGTCGTCGTCGGCACCTTTACCCCATACAGACACAGCATGATCGAGGCACTTATCGAAGAACTTATCGAGGGTGCCTTTAGGAAAAGCCAATTCAATCTTGTAAGATGGCTTCGCCTGCTCGTTGTACTGATCTTGAACGAATAGACTGTTGTTAATGATCCGGCCTTCAGGCAATAAGATCACTTCGGCTGCTGTTGAATTACTCATATTAATTGTTTCCTTTAGTTTGGTCTGTGAATAATGATTTAGTATCTTTACTAACCTCTGTACGCTTGTCATCTCCTGATACAACAACGAGGCCAGCTTCTGGTTTGAACGACCAACGAGATGTGTACATAGCACCTTGTGGAAGTTCATCTATTTGAGCCGGAGTCTTTAGTTTCGGCTCGGTGAACGCTTCTTCTCCGAACTTATCTCTTAGCTCGGTTTCGGCAGCGTCTTTCCATTTACGATTGGAACGCTTCGCTGCCAGCTTGCGACCGGGAACTTTCTTTCCAGCCTGCAATCTGCTGAAGGCAATCTTCTCCGCTTCTTTCGCCACCATCTTAGCGGTGTCATAGAGTGTGAGAAATCTACCTATCTGAGGGCCGGATAATTCTTTAACCCCACCCTTCTTAACTACTGTGGCCATGAGCTCTTCCATCTCTTCCATATCTTTTAGTAATTGTGGACAAGCTCGGCCACGTGCTGGGCAAAACCTGCAATGATCTCCGCTCGAAGTCTCATGCGACACGGTTGCCAATTCCATAGCTGGAAGTAGAGTGCCTGTCATCCATAGACTAAGATCTTCAGTCGAAGTAGACCAATGACGTATCGGCCCATTAGGGTGCCAACCTCTCGGCTGGGCAACATGGAGTGTAACGGTATCAACTTTATCCCAGAGCTGTAGGTCTTCAAGTACTCCGACAGCGTAATACATGAGCTGAGGATTATTAGGAACTTCAATAACAATTCCAGCCCCGTGCTTATAATCATAGACGTGGACAGTCTTCGCGTCTTCGTCATAGTAAACGAAATCCGCTGTACCAAAGAATAAATCATGTATCGAAGGGCAATGGAAGCTGCGCTCTATCCATGAGTTACCTTGGTTTCTGTCAGGAAACTTAGTTCTTATCTCGTCGAGGTACACTTGAACCGCATCGACCATATCTTTGGTGTGCGCTTCTCGGTTTCCAAGAGAAGTCCAAGCGTCTTCGTTCATGGTCAGGCAGTACTCTGCTAAGGAGTGAGCGATAGTACCTTCAGCGGCAAAAGGTGAAGCGTCATTGCTCAGGCCATTAGATAGATAGACACTACCGGGGCAGGCCATCCAGCGGTAAGCAGCACTAGCACCTAGAGGTGAGTGAGCAGGTAGTTGATCTCTAGTCATGTCAAGACTCCTCTAAAAGTACAACTTGTGCAACAAAATCTTCCCGCTCTTGTTGGGTCAATTTCGCCACGTTGTTCACTCCAAAGCCTTTAAGTATTTCTTTGACTGCGACAGGAGATGTACGCTTGGCTGCGTTCGAAGCAGCTCTACTAATGTCTTGATCGGAATACTTGATCTCTTCTGAGGGGGCATCATCTCCGACAGGAGCAACGTCTTCAACGCTCGTCGTCCTTCGACGTGATGTCTTTTCTTGTGGGGGCTTAATGATTACATCATCTACGGGTGTGTGGATGTGAGGTGGTGTCTTTTGCCCAGAATTGCGAGCTACAAACTCATCGATCTCCGACAGAATAGCGTCGAGACTTCCTTTAAAAGATATTTTCATAATATTTCCCTTTTCATGTGACGTTAAGTACAGTACTACATCTAGTGTTGTGCGTCAAGTGCTTGATATATGTTCTGATCTTTAGTGATCGCTGTGTTCAGTATTCGTTCGTCTAAAGTGTCCGGAACCACGGGGATATGGCCAATTGTGTAACTCCCTTCTTGCCCCATTCTATTGATCCGATCTATCATCTGAGAATTTTTACCCGGCACCCAATCAGGTTCCGCTAGAACTACATCTTGAGCCGCAGTCAGTGTCCAACCCTCTCCCAGCGGAAGCATTTGTCCGAGTATGATTTTGATCTCCGGCTTCTCTTGGAAATCGTCGACCACTGTTTGCTTACGAGTTGCGGAAGTCGATCCATCCATATATACGAGGCCGTATTCTTCCAACTCATCTCGTAAATATGCGAGCACCGACAAGTGCCATGCCGCGACAACAAGTTTTGTAATCCCTTCATCTAACAGCTCCTTAATATATTCGACGATCAAAGGAGCTTTGGCTTCTCCTAGTTCTCGTCGAGCGGTTGATACAGCTCCATCGACAGGTATACCATCGTCGAAAGCACCAGCGTTCATCTCGTATAACTTCTCTGCTTTTCTCCAACCCTCATGCTTGAGAGCTTTGCGTATTCTCGTCGTCATCTGCAGAGGAAATGGATGCCATTGTACTGGTGGTAGTTCATGCAACACTTGTTCTTTTAATCGTCGAACCATTATATTCTTTCGCAATCTATTCTGGAGATCAGTAAGGTTCGTTGGCACGTTGCGTACTTCTTCAGACCAGTGCATCTTCCAGACGTTAGCTTGAGCGTCGTTGTCCCAAACCGGGCCTCGAACATAGCCAGACCCCATCTCATAATAAGTATTGCGGAAACCCTCAAGGCTCATACGATCTATCGCATCCCAGTTCAGCAGCCGCAAAGCATTGTAACATTCGATGGGTTGATTAGGCAGGATCGTACCACTGGCGAGAGTAATACGGCCAACGACACTGGGTAATAGATCGGGGGCACAGATAACCTGAGTACGCTTGTTGCCTTTAGGATCTTTAATCGCATGAGCTTCATCCAGTATCATGTGATCCCACGTCACCGCCATAATCGCATTCAATATAGATGGGTTAGAAAGTAATGAGTAAGATATGATAACAAAATTAGCTACTTCACTCACTCCGTCTTTACCTTTGAGGATGCAGTAAGTTGAGACGTTCTCGATAGTAGACCACTTCCAAATCTCACGTTCCCAATTGAGACGCAAAGAAGCTGGGCAAACTACGAGAGTTCTCTTAGCTTCGATGGCGTTCCCGAGAAGTATACATTCGGCAGTCTTCCCCAGACCCGGTGCATCCCCAAATAACATATGAGGTCGCTCGAGAGCATACTCTACACCAGCAAGTTGATACTGCTTAGGTGTCATATTATCCGGGCATGGAGCATGGTAAAACAGAGGCTCGGTAGCTCGGCTGCGCTCGATGTCGAAATCAGTCACATCTTCTCTCGAGCTTCGGCAATCAACGCATCGATAGTATCACAAGCGTCATTGGAGTTTGGATTGTACTCCATTATGTGAAAGATCCTAGCCTGAAATTTAGCCAGCTTTAAGATCTCTTCGTAAGCTTCTTTGCACACTACCGAATGGCCGTAACCGGCTTCACCGTATACTTGTAAGCGTTCCAGCAGTTTGTCTTGAGGATCATTTGCCATTATACTTTTTGAACCCCTGTTTTCTTGAATTGAATTTCGTAACCGTAAACTCCAACCAGCTTCTGAAGATTAAAAAAAGTCGGAACTACTCGGCCAGTCTCATAATCGTAAAGTTGGTTCCGTCCTAACTCTGCAGCTTCGGATGCTTCCGCTCGAGTAGTCGGCCCAAAACCACCTGACATAGTAGTCTTTCGCATCTGCGTTAAAATTTTAGTTAAGTCGTTTGTCTTTGGTGTTCGTTTTTGTCGTTTCATTTTTCTTCGTCCATCCATGGTTGTGTGATTTCGATCTGCCGAGCGGCAGCTAGTCTTCGTTCCATTGCTGGAACAGAGACTTTGCGAGGCAGTATCACCGGGTTAGGTCTAGGAAATATACCCAGCTTCTTTTTAAGCCAATTCTTAAAGGTACGCATTTCTGATATCCATTCTATACCCATAAGTGTTAATCAGAGTTTCAAAGTTAATCAAGGTACAGCCAGTCTCACCAAGTTCGATCCGATTGATTGTCCGATCTGGTACACCAGACATCTCACTAGCTTTACCGACTGTCATTCCGGCTTCGATACGCAACTGCGTGAGCATAGAACCATGCTTAGTTGTTCGAGCATGGATCACGTAAGGCGCTCGAGATCCTTTGCGAGGTACTGGTTTCATTTCCTTTGATACTCCAAAAAAAGGAGACGATGGTATCACGTGATACCACCGCCTGAGTTGGGTGGGAGATTAGATAGCGGATCGACGACGTGACTTCTTAGGTGTCTTCACCTTCAGGAAATCAGGCATCTCGATATCATCTACGTTAACTGGAGCTACTGCTTGAGCACCCCCAACGGTGGCGACGTGGCCGAGAAGCCCTTTTTCAACCCCCACTTCTGAACTTAGGTCGTCGACGATCTGGCATTTTTCTTCAGCACTGCACTTGTCGAAGATCGTCCTAATCCGAGACAACGCACTGTCGTTAGCTGTGAATTTAGCTTCTCGAACAACTCGTGCCTGCTCGGAAGATACGACCTCTAAGCCATGTGATTGTGCTGTCGATTTTATGAGGTTGACCGCCTCGCTGTCAGGCATAACTCTCAGAGCTTCCAACGCTCTAATGGTCGGTGTCTGCACAGGAGCTTTCTTGCCTGCCGTACTAGCTACGACCTCGGTTGGAGCTTTGATAGCCTTTCGCAACCTGAGTGCGGCATTGGCTAGTTTGTTCTTCACTCGCATCTCCTCGAGGGCTTCTTCTGGGTTATTCGACTTGCCAATTGTGACAAGTTTTCTCGCTGTCTCGTAAGATTGGTTGATGCTTTCATCACACCATTCTTTAAACTTGATCTTAGCTTTCGCGCACCGCTCTGATGCGTCGGCTAGTTGTAAGGCAGCGGCAAGACGATGGTCATAAGCATCATCTTCCATCTTAGCGGCCTTGTCCATTCTGATGTTTACTTCTTTCGCAATCGGAGCCAAAGCTCTGAGAGCTGTAGCTTGGGCACCTGTAGCGTTGAGTTCCCTTGCAGATTCTTTGTTCTTGCGAACGGTCTTCATATTCGTTTTAGCCATAATTTTCATATTCCCTATAGATTAAGATTTAATTTAACATATACAGCTTACCACATATTTCAATGAGTGTCAAATGTGGCGGTATCCTTAGGCTCCACTGTTTCCCAATATAGACCCGAAGATACCAGACACGTAATACCTTTTGGATTAGTCAGCATTGCCGTCCACGCTTTGTCTTTACCTTGACTGACGGTGATCTCGAGTACGTTACCGGAAGCGGAGAACCCTCGGTGTTGTGGTTGCTCGCCATGTTTAATTTCTAGCTTAGATATTATAACGTTTCTAGGAGCACAGACGCTCTTGACTGATTCTTGAGCGTTAGCGTACCCGACAAGATATAGCCCAGCTAGTATAGCAGTGACGTAAACAATTATGCCTGTCGTCATTCTCGCATTCATATCATTTTTCCTAAATTTGTAGTATCCTAGTAATGTGTACCATAAGTCGGTTGACTGATGCAAGCAAATCATATACGGTGGTGGTCTTCGACGACACTTGAAAAGAATTGGGAAAAAACATGAGTAAGATGAAGCAGGCCGCTCTGGCCTATGCAGATAAAGGCTGGCCCGTGTTTCCATGCAATGAAATCAAAGAGCCTCTAACTTTGACCGGGGTTTATGCGGCGACAACAGACAAATTCGAAATCGAGAAAATGTGGACGAAATGGCCTCAAGCTAACATCGGTCTGCACGTTGGTGAAGCTAATATGTTGACGTTCGATTTTGATGTAGGCCATAACCGAGATCATCTCGAAAGCGTCGTTGGTAAGATACCCAAAACACTACTGATATCCCGTACACCCAGTGGCGGCTTCCATGAGATGTTTGCAATGAGTGAAGGTGAGGTGGCCGCACCAAGTCAATCCAAACTGTCTCCGAAGGTTGATGTAAGATCCTTTGGTTCTTATGTATTGTTGCCGCCTTCTCATACGATTGAAAGCCCCCGCTCAACTGAAGGGTACTATGAATGGGTTAGTGAAGGCAAGCCAGCTTACCGCACAGATGAAATGTTGCGGATGTGTAACACGGGGCGTGAGAGATCAGTCGACCGTGATAATTGGATCATCGAACCTGATCTACCAGAGAATATACGAGACGCGATCGACTGGTTAAAGAACAAAGCAAAGATTGCTATCGAAGGGCAAGGCGGTGACGGTATGGCTTATGCCACCGCTACCGCCTGCAAATCATTTGGTCTATCTGAAGAGATGGCCTTCGACGTGATGTGGGAGCACTGGAATCCACGATGTTCACCACCATGGGACTCTGAAAACGCAGATCATTTAAGGGAAAAACTGAAAAATGGATATTCATATAATACGTCACCCCCGGGCAGTTATACGCAAGCCTATAGCACCGCCAACACGCTCGCCATGTTTAAACCTGTCGTTGCCGATCCCGACGATCCGGGGAAAGGTTACAACGCAGGCCGCTTCCGATTTGTCAGCCGTGAACGTATGCAAAATATACGACCGCCAGCTTGGCTTATCAATGGACTCTTACCCTCACAGTCTTACGCAATCTTATACGGTGCTCCCGGAACATTTAAGACGTTTCTCGCTCTCGATATAGCTCTATCAGTTGCCGCTGGCATGGGCATGAGTGATACAGCTAACTGGCCAGATATTGAAGAGGCTGGCCCTGTTCTATACTGCGCTGGTGAAGGCCGAAGTTCAATCACAAAACGGGTTAAAGCATGGGAGAATACAAATTTCTATGGCAACCGTGTCGAAGACTTTAATTTGGTCGATCCAGTGCCTTTAGTTTCTGAAGACATCGGAGTATTTATCGAGGGTGCAAAGCAATTGTCTCCGAATGGTTATAAGTTAATTGTGATCGATACCGTTGGTCGATCTATGCAAGGAATGAACGAGAATTCCCAGGAACACGCTTCTGCTTTCACACAGAAAATAGAGCATCTTCAAAAGGAATTAGGAGCGGCTGTCCTAGCTCTGCATCACACAGGCAAAGGTGATACCAATTCTGCTCGAGGCTCGTCTGTCTTTGGTGCTGACGCTGACGTTATGTTGAAGCTCGAACGCCAGAATAAATCTTACACAGTTAGTCTAGCTATGACAAAACAAAAGGATGCACCGGAGTGGGAAGATAAGCAATACATTCAGCTTAACGAGGTGTCTGTCGGCATCGAGGATGTGTCGTTGGTGGCTGTCAAAGGGGAGAAGCTTGAACAGGAATTGAGTAAAGAACACCAAGTCACTAAAAAGAAAATGGACATTGTCGAAGCCATTGTTCTGAGGCATTTATTCGTCAATAAAGTTCGAGCTTTCAGTATGGCTGAGCTGTCAAAAATAGTCTTTCGTCTAAACCTCGAAGGGTTTCCAAAAGCTCAACAAATTGCGAAGTTATATATTAGTACGTTGAGAGACAATTCGAAGAGCTTGTTGTCTAAATGCTACAACGTTCACGCAAATAAAAGAGCAGAATGGCGGTGGAATAACATAAAAAAAGCCCCCAAAGATCTGGAAGCTTTTCTTATCGACTATCCGGAGTACTAGCCGTATTCGCGTAAGTGTTCTTCAATCCTTTCAACTCTCTCAGTGAGTGTCAGCTTGTGTTTGGCTCCGAAGCCAGTGCCTTCGCAAGCGTTGCATTCTTTAACGCCATGCTTCGATACGAAAACTCCCATACCAGCACAATCATAACACTGAGTGTCTTCTTTCTCAGGGAATAGATCTTCACCTACTCTAGTCATCGCATTTTACTCCGGTCGATACAGGCGTAGCTTTCCCTGTGTCGTTGTTGATCTGCTTAAAGAACAGCTCATCACCAGCTTTGAGATCAATGAAAGCAAAGAACGCTCTCTCACCGTCCGACGCTGGATTTTGAGTGACTGTGTGACAGCCAACAAACTGGTATGTCCCACGCTCGTAAGTAGGATCAACGCACCCACTCACAGCCAACAAAGCTAAACATAAATACTTCATTCGTAATACTCCTCGTTGATCTCGTATTGATTTTCACCGACTTCAGTGACAAAACCTTTCTCCAAAGCTTTCGCCAGCATTTGTGTTTCGTCCAATTCGAAATTGAAACAAGGCGCTTGTTCCATCCACAGCTCTTTAGACGTAACTATCATTTTGTTATTTCCTTTGCTAGTTTTTCTTTGATCTTTTCTTTGATCTTCTCTTCGCCAGCTTTCCCGATTGAATCAGGCATACTCACGATAACGTGACTGTCGAACCAACTTTTAACATCTTTTTTAATTTTAGCCATTATATTGCACTTTCATGGTTAGAGTTTGCCCATTTCGGGCGTTCAGAATATGACCATTTGGCCATAGGTTTTCCATCTTTCTTATACAGCTTTTCACCGATGTAATAATCCCGATATGCGTCGACAACGTCAACCGCCTTATATTCGTCAGGCATACAAAGTGGGGGTGCAGTGAAGTAGCCAATACTAAGATGGGTAGGACAACGGCTGAGAGCCTTCACAACGCCTGAGCTCTGCGTCTTGTGCACTTTGCCGTATCTTTGGGTGTATTGCTCGCATACGCTAAGTAAAAGCGAATGCACCCAACGGTAATTTGAGCGGGATTTTCTCACCCAGACAGCACTCGGGTGATTCTTGTGAGTGGACTTGTATAGTCCGGCATCATCAGCATACTCATCGCCATCTAGCTCACGATGTGCAGTAGACAGCAACTGTGCATACTCGAGTATCATCTTTACGACGTGCTTGTCGCAATGCATCTCAGCACAGACTTGAGCGTTGGGGTGAAGGTAAAAGATGTTCATTCTACACTCTCCTCTTCCCAACTGTCCTCTACAAAAGTGCTGTCTCCACCTAGCTCAAGGTATCCAGCATCGAAAAATTTATCCATTGCTCCACCTCTGGCTAACAAGATCTTTTGAGCCTCGTTATGAACAATCCTTTCAGCTTCTTCTTGACTGTTCGCTTTGACATCTTTGCTGATGTCTAACTGAGGGCTTACTCTATATATCTTCATTTTACACTCTCCTTCCCAGCTCTGTAAATTTGATTAATCATCGTGCGAAGATAATCAAAGTCCTCGCCTTTAATGGCGGCACCATATTCTGAATTGCAAGCAGTATCCATTGCCACTTCAGCTTGCCATAAGGTCACACCAAAGCTTTCAATCATTTCTCGGAAAGCCATTTCACAATAAGTTTCCTTGGGTTTTACTTTGAAACATACTGTTAAGTCACCGTCCTCATCATCTTCAAGGATTTGGAAAGTTTGGTTATAGTTCACCTCTTGAAAAGCCGCTTCTTCTAGCCAGATTATTAATCTTTCGCGAGTCATAATTTCAGTCATTTTATCATACTTTCATATTTTATTTTCATGGTATCGTAGCGTAAGCTTATGACATAATTGTCGCATAGTCAAGCTTTCTGTAAGTCCTTGTTTTTAAACATAATTATTGGACTACGCACTCCGACTACCTGAAAAAAGTGTTAGGTTTCAATGTTGTAGCAGTTTGAGCTGAAAAAACAGGCCATTTTTAAGGGGGTTTGGGTAGTCTAAAATAGGGGAGTTTGGGTAGTCACGTAGTGGGGGTTTAGGTATACTCACGTAATGTACTTTACCTTTTAACATCAAATACTTAGCATTGTTTTTATGGGGGTTTAGGTAGTCTTTCATTTTGCGCTGTAATAAGACTTTACGTAGTACTATATATCCTCTTAAGGGATATAGTTCTACAGTCAATTATTGAGAACACGTGATACCAATAAAAAAACCCCAGAACATCTTTCGACATTCTGAGGCTTATTGATTAATTGGCTTTCACTTATCGGGTGGCTGGTTTAGTACTCTCCCCGACCTGCCGACCTTGCCCACGCATTATCAGCATTAACATTATCTTCATGTCTTTTTATTTCTGCCATCGCATTCGGATCATCGGCACATACTCCGCAGATTGCCCGTTGTCCATTATGGTCGGTGTTGCCGCATTTAATATCGTAGGCTACGTAGTCATAGCCTCGAGGAGCATATAATTCGATTTTATTATCACACATAGTTTTTATCCTTATCTATAGAATTTAAAGATGTTCGTCGACCCCGTTCATATGGGTATAGTTTGGTTCGTCAGTCGATGTTTCAACGTCCCACCCACACGGCATAGTCCAGCGCATAAATCGCGCCACAGCCGAACCCTTGGCCTCGTCGTACGTGGCAAAGCGTTGATTGTTTTCTTGGCGTTCGTCGCCATTTTTAAATAGAAAGACTGGCTTATAACTTGTCATGGTTTTTATCCTTGTTTTTAGTTGCTTTCATTGCGCGGATTTTTCGTGATAGTTTCAGCACGATATCATCATTTATTTGAGTGATTGCGTCGTATACCGCTCGATTATCATCCTCATTTTCGGGGTAATTACTACCTCGGCAATGTATAATCATTGCGCAACTATCACTTATAACCAATGATCGAATGATCAATAGTTCGGCAAGATCTAGTTCGTTTAATTTATTCATGCGCTTAGTCTCCACTGTTGATATCGTTTGGTCTTAAAATCGACGCCATGGACTTCGATCACTCGGTTCGTCGTTCCGATCCCATCATTGCCCCCACAACCCATACATTGCGAACACGTGGCCTTAGCACCATTTTCTCGAGCCGCAGGGCAACCTACAGATTTAATAGAAGTGACTGGCACCGGTTCATTGGAAAGTTTGGCAATAAAGCACCTATAGCCTAAAATCTCAGCTAAAATGGTATCACATGGTTGGTCGATTGATGCCATACAAAAACGCGCATAATCAGGTGAACACTTTTTCCATTGGTGCGTATACCCATTCCACCCAAGGGCTTCGGTCGTTAAGCTTTCCCATACTTCGATCGGCACCGCTGCCGGATCGCCATACGTGCCGAGACGAACTTCACGACCGGCACCCATGGCGATGATTTGATCAGTTTTCGTGGCCATTGGATAGCCAGCATAATTTGACATATTGCCCTTATTTTTGCCGGTGGTTATTCTGAATTCTAGTTTATGGTAACACTTCCAAACACCAGCAACTGATTGTTCGACGCGAACATAACACCAGCCCTCATTTGCCGGTCGTGCTAGGCAATCGCCGCAGACCGACGCATCAAGTCCTAGTCTCAAAGCTTCGACGGGATGTGTGTTTTCAACTAAAATAAAAGTTTGTAACATCGCACCCGTTTTAGTATTGCCACTGGTCGCAATTGCGATAACGACGATTGGCTGGCCGTCGATCATTGAAGGCCCTCGGTATATTACGCCTGATTTGTTTAACATGATCTATTCTCCCATTAATAGTTTTTTAAGATTGGCAATCGTTCGCCCCGATAAATTCGATAGTTCACGTAACGTAATATTCAAATTACTGTCAAATAAATCAATAATTTCTTGATCTGTCATAATATTATTCTCCCTATATAGAACGGAATTGTTCACTAATATAGCCAGTGATACCACCGGCTATATTTGCGACTAATCCCTGCTAATGATCGCACCAAAGCATATAAAAAACATTCCACACGCCACTGGCACGAATACAGTTAAAGTTGAATGCAACCAGTCATGTGGGTTCATATCCGCTATGGTGGTGGTAGGGACAAAGTCTAACGCCCATATACCCATGAACAGTAAACCAGCACCAAACGCGATCGACGCCAATGTAAACAATCTATTTAGGAATAAGCCTCGGTTTTGCTCGATCCGAGTTCTGGCCAAATTGGCGCGGTTTTGCGCAAACATTATTTCGAGCTGTTCAATTGTATATTTAGTCATCGTTTTTTGCCCCTTCTAAAGCTTCATGCATTACTTGTTTCACATAAAAATTGTTGTAGATATTTCGACTTATTCTTTTTAATAACTTGCCATTACCATCAACTGACAAAATATTATCTGCTGGTTCTAATTTAAAATTCGGGTAGTTCTTTTTAAAAAAGTCTATAACCATTTGCATTTGTGCTTTCCCGTCATCATCTGAAAAATCAAACTCGATCCATATCTTCTTTACTTGTTCATTCATTGTCTCGTGCTCCTTCCATTGCTTCATCCAATTGGAATTGGAATTCTATCACTTTTTTGGCTTTGGTAATTTTTAACTTTTTATATTCATAGCCGTCTTTTTCGCACTCCTTCTCGAATGTAACGGCTGATTTGCTGAAACTCTCAAATATTATTTCTCGAGATCCGAAACCACCGGAGTTCAATTCAGGCTCTCTGAATTCACCGGATAGTGAGTAATAATAAGCTTGTAATTTTTCCATGGTCTATATCCTTATCTTGGCTGCGAAAGGTTGATTAGGTGGGCGATCCTTGGCTGCGAAACAAAATCGAGAGCGCCTAACAAATAGGCTTGCATCTCTTTCGGTGGTATCCGACCGATTAGGTGCGAGCTGTCATTATTATAGGTGAGAGTATACCCACCATAACAAGCGGCATAATCTAGGCGGTATAGATCACCGACAAGTTCATTTAATTGGTCAAGTAATGTTTGCAGGCGTTTTCGTGTAATTCGTCTCATGTAATAAAATCCTTATCATAGGCGTGGCACCCACTGTTTGAGTGTAAAGCTATAATAACGCCATATGTGTCATAGTCAACTAAATATCATTGATTTGGATTTAGTAGGGCAAATAGGTGCAAATGCGACCTCACACACAATCAACGCAAATCCTGAGATATGGGAACCACCGACCACCAGTGCCAGCCAGTGCCAGCCCATGCTACCAGTGCCAGCCCATGCTACCAGTGCCAGCCGGTGCAATGGCCGCCAATGCCAGCCGGTGCCAGCCGGTGCCAGCCAGTGCCAGCCGAGGATTTATTTTTGCTACGGGGGGGCCTCTGCGAGCGGCGACTTCGGGGGCACCCGGCCCAAAGATTCCCCCTCCACCCCCCAGATCTCTACAGAAAAATCCTCAGAAAAACCCGACCTTCCGGCTATATTCAAAAAAAAACCTTGGCAAAATCCGGGAAAACCCCTAGCATATAAACTTGAGTGCTGATCGAGGTCTTCCCTGCCTTTTGATCGCACATTGGCCAGCTTGCTGGTACAATCCGCGCAGGAGGAGCGGTATAAAAAAACCCCCTCTCCTCTGATAACAGATGGAGCGGTAATATAGGAGACGACTAATGGCTAAAAAAGAACTTACTCAACAGCGAATGCTTGCTATTGATGCGTGGTTTGAGAATGGATACCAGAAGACGAACGCTATGCGAGCAGCAGGATACGCTGAGCAAACAGCAATAAAACGTCAATGTATCTTGTTTGGTCGCGAGGATGTCAAAGCAGAGATCCAACGTAGGCAAGCTAAAGCTGCTAAGAAGCATGAGTTAAATCAAGACTGGGTGATCAAACGATTGATGGCCAGAGCAGATGCTCCTATACATTTAGCTAAGTTCAAGAAGATTGACACCGAAGGCCAGCTATACTGGGACTTTACTGGAGCTACGCAAGCCGAGCTCGGTATGGTGCAGGATCTTGGTGTTGAGTTTACTAAAGTTGGGCGTGGCGACAGCGCAATCGATGTAACTAAATTTAAGATGAAAGACGTAGACGCTCATGCAGCATTGATGGCGTTGAGTAGACATCTAGGATTGTTCGATGATAAGATCACAGTGACCGAAGGTAGTCTTGAAGATAAGATACTAGCTGGCCGTCGTCGTTTGAATATGGAAAACGCAAAGAGAGAAGAAGATATAATACATTAAATGCTCTCACTGTGTCAAACGCCTAAGTATATATATATTACTTAGGCAAACGACACAGTGAGTGAAAAAAAGGGAAACAAATGGCTTCACGTGATACCGCTGGCCGATCTAGCAAACGAAGCGCAGATGATAAACTAGCAGAGAGTATGGGGCATTTTTATGCAGATCCATTAGGCTACGTCATGTTTGCGTTTCCTTGGGATACGTATACACCGATTCAATTAGTAGAACTCGAGCCTCAGTACCGTGACAGGTTCAATAGTAAGTATGGCCCTGATAAGTGGGCGTGTGAGTTCCTTGACGATTTAGGGAAAGATATTGCAGCTAATAACTTTGATGGGCATAATGCAGTACAACCGTTGCAGTATGCAACAGTTAGCGGCCACGGTATCGGTAAATCAGTTCTTGTAGCTTGGCTTATTAAATTTATTATGGATACAAGGCCGTACAGCAAAGGCACAGTCACCGCAAACACGGCAGAGCAGTTGAAGACAAAGACTTGGGCTGAACTTGGTAAGTGGCATAATATGTCGATTACTGAAGCTTGGTATACTTTTAACACAGGTAGAGGGGCTATGAACCTCTGCCATAAAAAACATAAGGAGACATGGCGCTGTGACGCACAAACCTGTAGGGAAGAGAATTCGGAAGCATTTGCAGGCCAACACGCTGCGTCGGCTACGTCTTTCTATATCTTCGATGAGGCATCTGCTGTTCCAGACAAAATATTCGAAGTTCGCGAGGGGGGAACTACGGACGGAGAGCCTATGGTTTTTGATTTCGGCAACGGCACTCGTAACTCAGGTCGCTTTTTTGAGCATTGTGCTGGGCGTTTCCGACATCGCTATAAAGTTAGAAGCATTGATAGCCGAAATGTTGGTATTACCAATAAAGAACGTATTAAAGATTGGGTCGCAGATTATGGAGAAGACAGTGACTTCGTTAAAGTCCGTGTACGAGGTATGTTTCCAGCGGCTGGGTCATTGCAATTTATTCCTACGTCGCTCGTTGAAGAAGCTCAGCACCGTGAAGTTACCGAAGATAGGTACGCCCCGTTAGTAATTGGAGTCGACGTTGCTCGCTTTGGTGATAACGAGAGTGTTATATGGCCTCGTATTGGTAACGACTGCCGCACGTGGCCACCTCGTAGGTTTCAAGGACTAGACACAGTACAGTTAGTCGGTAAAGTAATCGAATGCTTGCGAGAGTTTAAATCGCTCGGAATGGACTGTAGTGGATTATTCGTCGACGGGGGTGGCGTAGGTGGTGGAGTAATCGACCAATTACGTGCTTTAAACTACAATCCTATCGAGATACATTTTGGTGGCAAGGCTACTAACGGGCAAACTTATAGATATAAATCTGACGAGATGTGGGGCACGTTGAAAGATGCACTACCAAAATTGTGCCTACCTGCAAATAATCAACCGGGGGGGGTTGACTTAAAAGCAGACTTGACGCAGAGAGAGTATGGGTATACCCTTATGGGAAATAAGATTAATTTAGAGACGAAAAAAGATATGGTAAAACGAGGTATTAAAAGCCCCGACCTTGCAGATGCATTGGCTTTAACCTTCGCGCAGCAAGTCGCTATTAGGGCTCGCCCTGAAGGCGTATCAGCAACTCAGACAGTGGTATCAGATTACGATCCACTCAATCCATCATTTTAGGGTGAAGTAGTATGAGTTCAGGAGAAGGTTCCAATTCAGACGGTAGCGCTGGTGGCATAAGAGAAGATAGGCCGGGGGGAGCTCTGACTGGTGCCTATGATAATAATCCTGATTCTCCAACCTATGGTCAACGAGTAGGCCCAACTCAGGCTACGCCTAATAGAACAGATCTTCCGGGGAGCACTGCCGCCGACATAGCGTTGAATCCTCGATCTAAAAAATCTACTTCTACAGAAAAAGCACTTGCAGCAGCTCAAATTGGAATTCCGGGGGGCATATTATTTGCCGGACTAGGAAGAATGCTCGGCATGATGGGCACAAAGTACAATCGTGAAAACGCTCCCGGCCCTGATGCTTACGGTGGTGATGGTGGAAGTTCCCAACAACAACAAGGGAAATTAGCAGCAGCACCTGTAGCAGTAGCAGCTAAGAAACCTATAGCGTCTGTAGTATCAACGAAATCTACTTCTCCACCTGCTAGTGTGTCAAATGCAAAGTTAGGCACGGCGACACCTAATCGAAAAATTACAACGCGAGCTCCTTTAAGTTTTTCAACGGGTGCTTTTAAAACGGCTTTAGGATCTTAATATGACTTCTCTATTTTCTACGAAACCCCCGCCTTTACCACCGTTGCCACCTCCACCACCTCCACCTATTCCTGTACCAACTCCTCAAGATCCAATGGTTACGAAAGGGCGTAAGAGAGATAGACAAGTTGCAGCTTTAGCTACAGGTGGGCGTAGTAGCACCGTACTCACAGGGGGCTTAGGACTCACAGGGGATTCTCAAAGCTCCAAACGTAAGACAGCTTTAGGAGCTTAACCACATGGCCGATTCTAATAAGCGAGACTATTACGAACGCCGCAAAGGCGACATGGATAAAGAACGGTCTAGTTTTATTAGCCATTACAAAGAATTATCTGAATACAACAGCCCACGTAAAGGAAGATTTGAAAAGACAGATCGTAACAAGGGTGATAAGAAACATAAATCAATCGTTAACAATCGAGGAATGCGAGCGTTATCAACTGCGTCTGCAGGAATGTTTGCGGGTGTTATGTCTCCGTCTCGACCTTGGTTCTCATTAGCAACTCCTGATCCTGATCTAACACAGTTTCAACCTGTAAAGATTTGGTTACGCCAAGTCGAGTTGCGTATGAGAGCTATCTTTAACGCTGGTAATCTCTATACAATGGCCCCCGGAATGATTCACGAGTTGTTAAACTTTGGTACTGGGTGTATGACGCACGTCGACGATGACGAAAACTTATCTCGATTTTATACGCATACTGTCGGTAGCTATCTAATTTGCCAGAGTGATAAACTAGAAGTAAATACTCTTGTGCGTGAGTATGATATGACGGCTGAACAAATCGCCCTTGAGTTTACGGACGGGAAAGATCTAAGCAATCTAAGCACATCGGTGCAAACTGCGCTTACTCGTGGCAATATGGGAGCATGGTTTCCGGTCGTTCACTTTATTGAGCCAAACGATGATATGCGTCCGAGCAGTCCATTATCTAAGGACAAACCTTTTGCGTCTGTTAAATACGAACCCGGCAACGTGGATAAAGATGCGTTTCTGAGTGTTAAAGGTTTTGATGAATTTCCTGCGTATGTTCCCAGATGGGGATTAACAGGAGAAGATATTTACGGCACTGATTGTCCCGGTATGCAAGCTCTTGGTGATATAAAAAGTTTGCAGATTGAAGAGAAGCGTAAAGCGCAAGCTATTGATAAACAAGTTAATCCCCCGTTATCTGCACCGCCTTCAGTACGCAATACACCGATTACGAGTCTTCCCGGCGGCTTAAACGTCTATGATGCGGGTGGAACTGGCCAAAAGATTGAGAGTCTATATTCAGTTAATTTAGATTTACGTGATCTAAAAGAAGATATGGATCGAGTAGAACGTCGTATTAATGACGCATTCTATGTTGATCTGTTCCTTGCGATAAGCAATATGGAAGGTATTCAGCCACGCAACGAGCTAGAACTTAGCGAAAGAAATGCTGAGCGTCTGTTACAACTAGGGCCAGTACTTGAGCGTATGCAAGGAGAGTTTCTTGATCCATTGATCTCACGTACTTTCAACCAGATGATTAGAGCGGGATTAGTTCCTGAAGCTCCTGAAGAAATACAAGGTCAAGCTATTAAAGTTGAATACATCTCGTCTCTAGCGCAAGCTCAAAGAGCAGTTGACACACGAGGTATCGAGCGGCTTACTACGTATCAAGCTGGACTTATGCAAGCTGGACTATCTGATGGCAAGAAGTTTAACGGTGATGAAGCGATACAAGAATACGCTAACCTTATCGGTACGCCGCCCAAGTTATTGGTGCCGTCTGACCAAGTTGCAGAAGAACGGGCTGCAGCTCAACAGCAAGCTGAACAAGCTCAACAGATGGAAATGGCTCAACAGGGTGCTCAAGCAGCAGCAGCCGCAGGCCAGATAGATCTTGATGGCAATAATCCAGTATCGGCAGTTTTGAATGGCTGATACGAGCGACGAAAAAGAAGTTAAGATAAAAAAGGCAGTTCATGTCTTAGCAAGAGAAAAAGAAGTTGCAGAGTTACACGCTTTGTTGCAAACGTATGGGGGCCGAGCATTCATCTGGAGAGTGCTTGAGAAGTGTGAAATACATAATTTTGGCTTTTGTGGAGATAATAATCTTCTCAATCATAAAGAAGGCCAGAGATCGATAGGTGGGTGGATATTAACAGAAGTCTTTACTTCTGACGTTAATGCGTATAATTTAATGAAGAACGAAGCGGTGTCACGTGATACCACTTCTAATAGATAAATAAAGGGACGAAGATGGCTGAAGAAAATTCTACTGCGGGTGAAGAACCTGCTGAAACTAATCCTACTGCACTTACAGAGCCTGAGCTCAGTGCAGAAGACAAGACTGAACTCACTGCGGAAGCAGCGAATGACGGAACGACTGACCACAATGCCGACGAGAAACCCGAGGACAGCGTAGCTGACAAAGGTAAGGACGGTGCCCCAGAAGAGTATTCTGACTTTACGTTACCGGAAGGCGTAAATCTCGATGCTGCTGCGGTTGCAGAGGCGATTCCTCTCTTAAAAGAGATGGGAGCTACTCAAGAGCAAGCGCAAAAGCTAGTAGATCTACAAGTCCAGACGATGACGGGATTGATGGATGCTCAGTCCAAGGCGTGGACAGACCAACTAGGTGAATGGAAAAATGCTCGTGAAACGGACGCAGAATTCGGCAAAGGCAAATACGACGAAAGTATTGCTATAGCTCGTAAAGGTATGCGTGAGTTTGGCGAACCTGCACTTTTTGCCGCCCTAGAAGAAACTGGAATGGGCAACCATCCTGAATTGATCCGAGCGTTTTATCGGGTCGGAAAAGCTATTGGAGAAGACGGTTTTAACTTTGGTAGCAGCAACACAGAAGGTGGGCAATCACTCGCTGAGAAACTGTTTCCAAACCAAGGTAAGGCCGCTTAATCCCTAACTCAAAGAAAGGCATTGAAAGATGGCTACATTAAGCGTTCAAAATCCAACCTTATTGGACTTGGCGAAAGTCACTGATCCAGACGGCAAAATTGCAGCCGTGGTTGAAATCCTCAACGAGACTAACGAAGTCCTCGCTGATATGTCGTGGGTAGAAGGCAACTTGCCAACTGGCCACCGTACTACAATCCGGTCTGGAATTCCTACTCCTACATGGCGTAAGCTATATGGCGGGGTACAACCAAACAAGTCTAGCACCGTACAAGTCACCGATAACACAGGTATGTTAGAAAATTATGCTGAAGTTGATAAAGCTTTAGCTGATCTTAACGGTAATACTGCTGCGTTCCGTTTGCAGGAAGATCGTCCTCATATTGAGGGAATGAACCAAGAGATTACTGATACTCTTTTCTACGGAGATGAGAGCACAGAACCTGAAGCCTTTACTGGCTTTGGCGCTCGGTTCGCTAACTTGACTGCTGACGAAAATTCCCAAAACGTCATAAACGGCGGTGGATCTGGCACAGACAACGCCTCGATGTGGTTAGTTGTTTGGGGGCCAAATTCTTGCCACGGCATCATTCCTAAAGGTTCGACTGCTGGCTTGCAAGTTACTGATAAAGGCCAAGTAACTATAGAAGACGCTTCCGATGGATCTAATTCAGGTCGTATGGAAGCTTATCGTACCCACTATCGCTGGGACGCTGGCCTCACGGTTCGCGACTGGCGTTACGTCGTGCGTATTGCTAACATTGATAAATCAGCTTTAATGCGTACATACAACGCTGGCACCTTTGCCACGGGCGCGATCTTGCCTGATTTGATGTATCAAGCAATGCGTAAGGTTCCAAACCTAAGTGCTGGTCGCCCTGCTTTCTATATGAGCCGGGATATTGCTTCTTGGGTTGCACGTCAAAGTTCTGCTATGGGCAACGCTGCTGCTGTCACGCTTGACACAGTTGCTGCTGATAACAAGATGACGGAACGGTTCCATGGTATCCCGATGCGTCGCGTTGATGCTTTATCCCCTGATGAAGCAGCACTTACTTAATAACATTTAGGCAAATGGAAGGTTAACATTATGTGGTTAGATGAACGAACTGAATTTGCCGATAACGCGTCCGTAGCAGCAGGAGCTTCTACGGCGCTCATCGGTAATGTCATTGACATGGAAGTTGCTCGAGATCTCGGCAACGGCCAACCTGTTTACTTGTGCATTCGCACTGGTAGCACTGAGATTATTACAGGCGGTTCTGCCGGTACTATCCAGTTTAAGTTCTGTAGTGATGCTCAAGCAGCTATCGCGGTAGACGGAACTGCTACCGAGCATATCATCACAGATACGTTTGTGACTGATGATTCGGCTGCAAACGCATCCCAGATGAATGCTGGTGGTACTATCTACTTTGGAGCTATTCCTCTTGAAAGCTTCGCGTATGAGCAGTTCCTCGGCATTACGTGCACGGTCGCTACTACGACGGTCACTGCAGGCACAATTAATGCGTTCTTGACTATCGATCCAAATGGTTGGAAGTCGTACGCAGACGGCGCTAACTAAGACTAATCGGGGATGGGTGTAAAAAGCTCATCCCCACAGTTTTTTAATATAAAATAGGGAAAGTTTAAGATGATTGTTAAATTTCAAAATCGGTTTATTATAAATGGTTTTGGCCGAAAAAGATTTCCAGAAGGAATAGTTACAGACGTACCAGAGAAGTTACGGAACTTATTACCTTCTACCGCAGAGATCCTTGATGAGGTGCCTGAAGAAGATCTTTCTGAAATAGAAGATTATGAAGATACTGTAGTTGCCGATCTAGAACGTGCTCAAGCGAATGTATCTCAAGAGGTTCTAGAAGAAGCTGGATTTGCAGGTTATGCTTCTGAAGGTGATCTATTTGAATTTGTAGACCCTGAAATTTGGGAGTTCGAGGGTAGAGCGTACAAAACAGAAGCAGCTATGAAAGCGGCTATGACTCGCCACAAAAACCTTAACGGATAAATTACACTATGGCTAATACCTCAATCAGCGAAGTCCGTATATGCAACATGGCATTATCTCGTTTAGGAGCTTCTGGAACTATTGAAGACCTCAACGAGAATAGCGCCGAAGCACAGGCTTGCAATTTGTGGTATAATTATGCTCGCAAACAATCGTTAGCTGGTTTTGACTGGAGTTTTGCTCGTAAACGCCTAACACTAGCGACGCATTCTGATCCTCCTCCTGATGGAGTGTGGGCGTACCGATATCAATATCCATCGGATTGTGAGATTATGCGTAAGATTCAGAATCCATCCGGAGCTGCTAACATTGTTAGAACCGAAGATAGTCTACTTGATCCAGATGCTATTCCGTTTGAAATCGAACTCGATAGTAATCAAGAGACTAAATCGATTCTCTGTGATTTAGATGACGCAGTTGGAGTATACACTTTCGATTTGACAGAAGTAACATTATTTTCCGAGTTCTTTATTTCGTTATTAGCTACAAACATTGCGGCTTACATCGCTTTTTCCGTAACAGGTAAACAAGATATGGAAGAAAAGATGGCGTTTAGATACGCTCAACTGCTGCAAACAGCGCCTGCTTCCAACGCTAATGAGCAAGTCGGAAGACCGCCCAGAGATGCAGAGTGGATTAGAGGACGTTTCTAGATGGCTGATTTTATCCAACCATCATTTGCGAAGGGCGAGTTAGGCCCTGCGTTGTACGGGCGTGTCGATACTGCTGCGTACCAAGTAGGGCTTCGAACCGCTTTAAATACGGTTGTACATACACATGGCGGTATTAGTAATCGAACAGGATTAAAATTTCTCGCTCCTTGCAAAGATCATACAAAATGCCCAATATTTATTGAGTTTGCTTTTAAAGCTACAGATACGTATCTGATCGAAGTTGGCAATCTCTATATGCGATTTATTCGTAATGACGCACAAGTATTAGAAACTGCCAAGACAATTTCAGGAGCCACAAAAGCCAATCCTTGCGTAGTTACTGCAACCTCTCATGGATACAGCAACGGAGATCACGTATATATTAGCGGTGTAGTTGGCATGACCCAGCTCAACGGTCGATGGTTTCAAGTTGCTAGTGTTACTACGCATACTTTCGCGTTAAAAAGTGTGTATGACGGGGGCTCATCCAATATCAATAGTTCTGCGTATACAACTTATGGATCTGCAGGTTCGGCAGGTAAAGTGTATGAGATTACTACAACTTACGCTCAAGCTAATTTACCTCAATTAAAATGGGCTCAATCAGCCGATACGATAACAATTACGCATGATCAATACCCACCTTTCGAATTATCCCGAACAGACCATAATGCGTGGTCGCTTGCAGCCCCTACATTCGCACCTAACATAGCAGATCCTACCGGGTTAGCAGTCGCGGCTAATGGTGCAGACAATGATGTGTTTTGGAAGTATAAAGTTACGGCGATTAAAGAAGAGACGTTTGAAGAAAGCCTTGCTGCTATTAACGGTACTGGATTAACAGTCGCTTCCGCTACCGCAGCTAATCCTGTTGTTGTAACGATAACGGGTCACGTTTTGTCGACAGGAGATGAAGTAGAACTTACAGGTTTTACTCAAATGACAGAAGTTAATAATCGTCGTTTTATAATTACAGTTATTAACTCTAGCACATTCTCTCTAGACGGTGAGGATGGCTCAGGATACGCTGCAGAAACAACTGGGGGGTCAAATACTTGTTTTGCTACTTTCGCAGGCACAGGCACGTCTGCGGCTCCTACAGGCACAACGATACCTGATAGTACTATTACGTGGGCTGCAGTTGCTGACGCTGTTAAATATACGGTGTATCGAGCTAAAGGGGGCAGCGGTGCTTATGGATTTTTAGCTGAGACACAAGAGTTAACGTATTCAGACAACACGTCTGGGCTTTTACAGACTGATCTTACTACAACTCCACCTACCGCTCGTAATCCGTTTCGAGTAGCGGGTGAGTTTCCTTCGGCTGCAGGATATTTTCAACAACGTCGAGTTATGGGCGGGTCTACCAACAAGCCAGATACTTCAGACTATTCTCAAACAGGAAACCAAAGTAACTTTACAAAATCTAGTCCGTCTCAACCCGACGACGCAATTCGTGCTACTTTAAACTCTCGAAAAGTTAATCAGATACGCCACTATGTTCCCGGCACTGATCTACTTATTCTGACAGATGGAGCAGAATGGCGTATACACTCAGGAGATAATTCTGGGTTTGCAGCTACTACATTGAAGCAAGAACCGCAAACAACGTGGGGATCTAATCATCTAAAACCTGCAGAAGTAGGTAAAACAGTTATATTTTGCCAAGAAAACAATATTGCTGTTAGAAGTATTGGCTATCAGTTAAACATCGACGGATACACAGGCACAGATCTTACTCTACTTGCTCCTCATATATTCGAAGAATCTACTATTGTTTCTTGGGGGTTTGCATTATCCCCCGAACCTGTTGCTCACATCGTTCGGTCGGACGGCATGGTTGGAGTGATGACTTTTAACGAAGAACAAGAAGTTTTAGCTTGGTGCCGATGGGAGACTCGTAACGGGTTATTTAAATGGGCTGGAGCTATGCGGCCATCTTCTGCTGAAGTAAATGATGCAGCGTATTTTGTTGTTCAACGAGTTGTTAACGGTAATACAGTACTATTTATTGAACGCATTGCTAGTCGAAGATTTACTGATGTACAAGACGCTTTCTTCGTTGACAGCGGATTATCTTTAGATGTTCCGTTTGCAATTAGTGCGGCTACTTCAGCAGATCCTGTCGTTCTAACTACTGCAGCTCACGGGTTCTCCGATGGAGATGAAATCGATATTGAAGGAATCGACTGGGTTTCTACGTATGATAGTGATGAAAATGAAATAGAAGTATCTCAATTAAATGGTGGCAGATTCTACGTAGCAGATTCAACGTCTACAAATCTGACTCTATTTAGCAATGAAAATGGAATAGCGATTACGGGTATCACAGCAGCCAATCCGGGCGTCGTAACGGCTACAGCCCATGGCCTATCGAATGGTGATATGATTGCGATGCACGGTATTGCTGGAATGGTTGAGGCAAATGACAACATATATAAAGTTGCTAGTGTCTCGGCAAACACCTTTGCGTTAAAAACTGCTGCAGATGCAAATGTTAATACTTCTGGCTTCACAGCGTATACGAATAGTGGGAGTGTATATCATGCTACCGATGGTTCAGCTTTTGCCGCTTATGTTCGCGGTGGGAATGTTCGTAAAGCTATTACTACCGTTTCAGGTCTTAATCATCTTGAGGGTGAAGACGTTATTATATTAGCTGACGGTAATGTAGTTACAGGTAAATCTATATCAGGGGGTGCTGTTACTCTAGATCGTAAAGCCAGCCGTGTTCATATAGGTATTCCAGTAGTATCCGATATAGAGACATTGAATGTTGAAAGCCCGAACGGAACTATACAAGGTCGCCCATCTAAAATGGCTCACGTTACGGTGCGTCTAGAAAACTCGAGAGGGTTACTAATTGGGCCTGATACTTCAAGACTCGTTGAGATGAAACAACGGCAGAACGAAGTTATGGGAGCTCCGACAGCTCTTCTAACTGGTGATAAACGCATTACACTGAAGCCAGATTGGAACTCGAATGGTAGATTGTTTTTAAGGCAACCCTATCCTTTACCCTTGACAGTGCTTGCAATTATACCGGATATCGATGTAGGATCGGATGGATGATCGACTATCAATTCATTCCAACAACGCCTGAGCATGTTGCTGAAATGACTGAAGTTATGCGAGCCGAAGACGTATTTGAATTAATGGACTATGCAGGAGCTACACCCGCTCAAGCACTAAAGGTTTTGAAAGCAGGATCACGTGACACCACTTCTGTAACGGCAGATGGAAAATTAGTATTTATATTCGGGTGCGTGAGAAAGAGTCCGTTGAGTAATGTAGGGTGCCCATGGCTGTTGGCTACTCCAGAACTTCCTAAACATGGCCGTATATTTATCCGCTATGTTCGAGCTTTTTTACAAGAGATGTTGAAAGATTACGATATGTTTTTAAATTACGGGGATGCGTCGAATAAAACTTCCGTGCGGTGGATGAAATGGTTAGGATTTTCAGCGTTTTCGCCTGAGCCTGTAGGAAAAACCGGGCATCTATATCACCGTTACGAGATGAGAAGGAATTAAAGATGGCCCAAGCACTCCCATTTATTGCGGCAGGTGCAGCAGTGCTAGGCACTGGGATAGCCATGGCAGGGGCAAAGAGGCAAGGTAATGTTGCTGCTCAATTGGCCAATCGTCGTGCCGAGCAGTTAGCACAGCAAAAAGTAGCTGTAGAAGAAGACATTGTACAAGAATCACAAGCAGAAGATCTTCGTCGGCAACTAATTGCAAGAGAAGGTGCTCAAGAAGGGGGAGGGATAAAGGTTGCCCTCGCGAGCAACGGCGTACTGTTAGAACCCGGAGACACAGCATTCGACATCTTTCAAGATAGTAGGGATGAAACGAGATTTAAGATGCTTTTGTCTGCTCAACGTAGCGATATGCGAAAACGTAATCTTGCAATCGAAGCGAATACTATCGAAGGAAATATTGGAGCAACTCGATTTGAAGCTGAAGAAGCTCGCTCTGCTGCAAACATTCAGATGGCTAGTACAGCGTTATCGGGCGTTTCTAGTCTTTCGTCAAAGTTTACCTTCGATGACGCAGGCGACTTTAAATTTAGGACTGTTTAAAAATGGCTACTGTTCCCACAGCAAAAAGAGTTACAGCAGACGCAATCGCGCCTCAAAGAACTGTTCTGCCCGGAGTTACCGAGTATAGAGGTGCGGGTGCAGTAGCAAAAGCGCAAACACAGTTTGGTGAAAAGCTTAGTGCGTCAGCCGATGATTGGACTAAAATTGGGGCAAGTATTCAATTTAGCGACGAGAAATTAGATAAGAAGAATCAAACAAACGTACTTAAAAGAACAATATCAGACCATACTGACGGTAATAAAGAGCGAGGAATTGAAGGATGGAAGAGCCGAATTGGGCAGAATAGCCTCGATACCGCTGCACAGTCGAAAGCTGAGTTAAGAAAAGTTGTTACGCAACAGCTTGCCGACTTAAAAAGTGCTCAATGGGTAAAAGATGAATTGAGCGTAGATGCCGAGAGCTATCTTCTAGAGAACGAGGTTGGACAAGATCTACATAATATAACGCAGAGAAAAGCAGCGCGATTAACAACTAACAAAACTACGTTAAGACAGACTAGTAGAGATCTCGATAATATTGTAGCGGGGGATATAGAAGGTGAAGATAGACTTATCGATGAGATCGGGGTTGTTGCTCTTGACATGGCTCGTCAAGACGGGTTAACAGATAAAAATAATATCGATGAGTACATTAAAAGTTACCAATCTGCAGCTATCGGAAGCCGCATTAAATTCTTGCAAAGCACTGATGAATTACGGGCAGCTAAAGATTTATATGACCGCACAGAAGGCTTACTATCAGGCCCGTTAAAACTAGAACTTTCTGAGCTTGTCGAAACCGGAGGCGTTAAAGCCGACACTTTAACAGCGTTCGACAATATTACTAGAGTTCCGGGCCGTTCGCACGAGCAAATGATAAAAGCGGCTGCAGATCCTACTAACTATCCTGCAGGCCAAAATCCACAAGTTAGAATTGCTACTATGTCTTTAGTTCGGTCGCACGTAAGTGACCTTAGAGGAATAGAAACTAGTGAAAAGAAAAGTCTTCGAACCTCGGCGGTTGGCAAAGCACAACGGGGTGAAGTTAATACGTTGACCGTAGCCGAGCTAGTGGCCGTATCAGAGACTCCGGGGATGTTACTTAGTTTGCAGAAAATCAGCGAACGAAAGGCCGTTGGAAGGCCACAAATTAGCAATAGAGATATAAAAGCAGAACTATGGAACATCATTATAAAAAAATCACACCTAGCTCAAGATCTAGATTTAGATTCTCCCAAGTACGTACTAGGGTTATCTTCAGCGGACTATCAAATCTTTCAATTCGCTATCGCCAAGATAACTAACGCCGATATCGCAGAAGATTTAAAAAACGAAAAAATTCAACGAAAAGCAGCTCAAGGCACGGCAGTCCGAACGGCGATTAAATCAAAGGTTGACAGCTTCGATCTCAGCAAAGGAGCTCGAGGAGAACTCGAAAGTCTTGTGCAACAGGAAGTCGAAAGATTAACAGACAGTGGTGTTATCTTTACAAAAGATAGCCAATATATAGAGATTGCTGAAGGTCTAATGATAACTGGAAATCTTGAAGAGCCGTGGTGGCGTAAAGACTTATTTTTATTCGAGCGGAGCGGAACTCTTTTTGAATTTAGCGGAGACGACGTAAGCGGGGTTAAATTTACTGCCGACATCGAATCGGATAAAGTAGTAGCTCTTGCCGAAGAAACTGGGTTGCTTCCCGAGAGAGTGCAACAACTTGGAAATTTAATTCTTAGCGGGGGTTCGCCCGGGCAGATTACCGGTTCAACATTGCTTCGCGCTCAAGCTTTAGAAACCGCACCTGCTAAAGGGGGTATGGCTAAAGATATAACGACCACCGAGCAAATAGAGTTTAATAAAACAAACAACATACTAATCTCAAAATTATTTAAATCTTCTAGGATTCAAGATGTTATCTCGAAATATCCAACCGCAGGTAAGAACGAAGTAGCACACATAATTACACTTTTCGCGCAGAAAGCAAAGCCACCGACAGAGGCTGCTATTGCGAATGAACTCGAAAAGCGGCTAGCTTTACAAGCAAGAAGAACAATTGTACCTACAGCACAACCCGAGCCAATAGTAGAAGTAGGGCAAGGGATGGAAGACAGCGACCCAGAAGGAGATCCACTGACGGCAGTAGCAGAAAAAACGCTAACGCCGTTACCAGAGCCGATAGTAGTTGGAGAAGCTGCAGCAGTAGGGCAAGAGATGGGAAACAACGATCCAGAAGGAGATCCACTGACGGCAGTAGGGCAAGGGATGGAAGACAGCGACCCAGAAGGAGATCCACTGACGGCAGTAGCCGAAGTAACTCCGACGGCTGGTGGAAATGAAAACAATGCCGTGATTGAAGGACGACCCGCTGGCGAAAAGCGGCTGTCTAAATTCTTAGCTGCAGTTCCGTCTGAACAGAAACAGATTATCAATGACGAGGGCGGCGACGTTTCACGAACATACCAAGAGAGAGTTAAACAACCAGACGGCTCAATCAAGACCCTCTTAACCGGGGGAATAGGCCATAGATTAACAGTTGCAGAGCGGAGAAAATATCCAGAAGGTGCAGAAATTCCTGCTGAAGTCCGAGCTATGTGGTGGGCAAATGACTACGAAAACGCTTCTCAAATTGCATTGAGATTTATTCCTAAGACCGCTCCTGACGAAGTTCGTTTAATTGTAACAAATATGTCGATGATGGGTGCAGGTTCTCTGGCTCAATTTACAAACTTTAGAAAAGCTTTAAGAGCTAAGGACTACCAGCGAGCTGCTGAAGAGATGATATGGACAGATCCAGACAACCACAGCGAAGGAAACACCGCATGGTATCTGCAGACGAAGGGCAGAGCTAAGGCGCTAGTTAAGCGAATGAGGAAAATTAAGTAATGGCTGAACTAGGGCTTACCGGAGCAACAGTACCGACGAGCAGTAACGACACAGATATCCTTAACGAGCCACTTGTAAGCGGGGGCGACAGTGACTTCAATCTTTTCGGTGGAGAAGAGGACGACACAAATCTAACATCAATAGATGAACCTGCAGGAGCTTCGTCAATATTCTCTGAAGCATCTGATATTGGTGAGGATAGTGGCGAAAATAATGATCTTAGTCGTACTCGCAACGGACTAATCGCGCAGCAAAAAACTTCTACTCAAGCTGCAGAAGACCGAAAACTTGCTTTAGAAGCTGGAGTTCCTAATGCTGCAATCTCGGACACTACTCGTGATGAGTTAAAGAACAAACTTAAACTTCAACAAGTAAGAGAACGAGATTCTAACGCTCCTGTTACTGAAAGTCTATTTGATAGAGATATGGATCTAATCACTATAGGACAAAATAGTAAGCCAAATCTTATTGCTTCTGAAAAAATTGCTAGACAGATGACTTTTTCAGATAGCTTCGGACGCACCGTAGATACTTCGCAAGAAGCTTTTTTTAGAACTATTGAAGCATTTTCCGAAGCTTTTGGATTTGAGAGCCTCGAAGCTAAAGCGCAATTTAAAGCTGAAGTACAGCAAGGGCAGGCTTCAGAGTATAAAGGTAAAACGATAGATGTTTTCGAAGGCGACATTAATAGCTGGGAATCTTTAAGCAATTGGGTAAGCCAGACTTCCGGGATGTTAATACCAAATATGGCTTTAGTATTAGCTGGAGCAAAAACTGGAGCGTATACCGGAGGCACGATTGGTACATTTATTGCTCCGGGGGCCGGAACTGCGATAGGCGCTACTATAGGCTCTGTGTCCGGTGCGTTTCTTTCTTCTCTTGTATTAGGAGCAGGATTTATACAATCAGCAATTAAAAAAATTGACAAAGATATAGAAGCTCCCGGTATTGTGTTCGGTGGAGGAGCTATCGTCGGGGCACTCGATAGTATTCTTCCCATCTCCGTCATGTCTATGTTGTCAAAAAAGTTTGGAGTAGAATCCGTCGAAGCAGGGTTACGAAAATTAGCTCTTAAAGAAGTAGCCAAGAGAGCATCGAAAGCTACTGGTACGGGAATGGTTGTCGAGAGTTTTACAGAAGGAGTCCAGACGTTTGTTGAAGAACTATCTGTATCTCAGGCCACAGGTCAAGATATGGACACTCGCGAAGTAACTCGAAATATTGTCAATGCGATGGCTGCTGGGTGGCTCGGAGGATCAGTTAACCTTCCTGCTAGTTTAGTCCAATCACGCCGACAAAACAAAGCTGTACAAGAATTTAGCAATTTGCAAAGACAATCAGAATTAGAACAATTAGCAGCCGATAAAAGCACTGAAGTCCGTGTAGCGCAGATGCAAGCTGCAGGAATCGAAAGCGTTTTTGTTCCAGTAGAGACTCTCGTAACGTGGGCATCGCGCTTTGAAAACCCGCAACAAGCTTTAGAACAGTTAGGAATGACTGTCGACGGTACTACGGCTGAGATCTCGCTAGAAACTTTTGTATCGCAGATCTCGGGGAAAGAAGGTGCCGAAGCGTTCAATAACAACCTTGCTATCTCTAAAGACACACAGACGGTATCCGAAGCTACAGCAGAAGTGTTTGCCGATCCAATATCTGAAACTGTGTATCTTGACGAATTAGCAGATCTAGCAATCGCAGAAGATTTAAGAACTAAAGTTGAAGAGACTATTCGTAAAGCTACGGCAGAACCTCGTAAATCAGCAGATATACTTGAAGACGCTGGCCAACAAGTGACAAACGTAATAGATTCGTTGATCGCTATCTCAGCGCAGAAGAAGATCGATACATCTGTTGCCGAAGTCGAAGGGCGGTTAGCGTTTCTTGATCAAGAGATCTCTCAGCAAGAAACTCGTATGAGCGAAGTTGAAGTTAAAATTGAAAACGCAGAACTTCAAGGAGAGAGCACTACGAAACTTGAGAAGCAGCTAGAAAAACTTTCCGACATTCGAAATGTGCTTCTTGACGAACAGTTAGAGATAAATGTTAGTGCTCAGAAAGCAGGGCTAATCGAAGAGTTCGAGCAAGACATAGTGCCGGGAGAAGGGCGTACTCCTGATCTTTCTAAAGTATTAGGGCGATTCGAAGACAAAGCTATTAAATTTGCCCTTCGCACTCTACGTGAGACTGCTTCTAGAGAAACTATCGTTTTGATGTCGCCGGAAGAATTTATATCTATAGCCGAAGAAGGATTTGATCCGACAAAAGCTGCACGAGTAGCTAAGATCTCCGCTGAAGGTGGCCAATTTTCTGATATCCCTTATATGAGTATGCTGATGCAAGAAGACGGATCAGCAAAAATAGTATCGCATGAGGGAAGACACCGAGTAAGACAATTCGCTCGAGAAGGAGTTAGGCTTATTCCTGTGAGACTAGTTAGCGGTGAGGGTGGCCCCGCTCTTGCTATACGTTGGGGAGAAGATCCGCGAAGACCTACGATGCTACGACCTCAAGAAGGAGCGGTTGATCGATTAGCAGCGGTTCCTTTTGTACAAGCGACTATAGAAGATCTAAGCGCCACTCAAGAAGTAGTAGCTACTACTCCTAAAACAAAAGCTGAAGCTCGTGCAAAGAAAAAGATTATTACTAAAGCGCAGACGCTACAGAAACTAGGCGTAGCAATCAACAAAGAAAGCGTTAGAGCAGCGAAGCAAGCTTTTAGAGCGGCCTTACGTGCTGGCAAGGTGCTAACAGAAGCTAAGAAAGAAATACGAAAAGCTCTTGACGCGACGTTGAAAGGCACAGCAGTAACAGCCGAGCAACGCAAGCGTATGGGGGATCGGGTTTCTAATGCCCCTACTCTAGAAGCGTTAAAAAAAGTTACTGCGAAAGAAGAAGCACGAGCATTAAAACTTATGGATCAAGCTCGACGCAAGCAGATCAAGGCGGCTATAGAAAAATTATTAAAGCAGCACAAGACTAAGATGACTGGGAAACCAAAGGGAAAATTAACTCCTGAGATCTCTGGTACGATAGATAACCTTAGCGGCTTATTAAATATGGCCCCCGAAAACGCAGAGCTCGAGCTTGCTAATCGGCAGGCTGACCCTTCTCAAGTTCCTTCGGCTTTAGAGAAGATAGAAAGAATGGCTCTAGGCGTTGCGGTGCAAGACCCAAAGCTTACAGATATAGTCGAGCTAGAGAAATTATTAACTGATCTGCAAGACGTAATTAGTGAAGGTAAAACGATAAATAAAAACAATGCGTTTGCTGAGGCCAAAAGAATAGCTGATTTACGCATAGAGTTTCGTAATTTGTTAGATCCAGTAATTAACACGACAGAGAAATTAGACGAAGACGGTAATGCAGTGCTAGACGAAAACGGCGATCCTGTTATGATTGAAGAACGAGGGGGTAATCGCGAAGGCGGGAGAATAAAGAAAACTCTTTTAAAGATGGAAGTGGCTATGCTCGGTGCGTCTGGAGCGTGGTGGAATAAGATAGCACGTATTTTGCGGTCTAGTGATAGAGTGAGAGTTAACGCTTTTCTCGACAGTATTAGTTTATTTGATGAAGCTCGGACGGCTGAGTTAGGGCGCTACACAACATCTAATCGCCTTCAAGAGCTTATGCAAGAAGCCACGGGTATCTCCTCAACAAATCTACTAAAATTTATGCAAGACCTTTCGACAACGCAAGTAAACCTTGGAAAATTCCCCGATACTGCTAATAATCTTCAACCTTTAATAATGAATCGAGGGGAACTTCTCCAACTGGTGGCTGAGTTGCAACAACCAAGTATTGAATCAAAAGCTCGAAATAAAAAAGGTGATGCCTTCTCGCAAGATATGATCGACGCTTTACGCAATGAAGTTACGACCCAAGAATATAGGATGATTTCAGCGTTAACTAAATTTTACAACGAGTACTACACAAGAATTAACAAAGTCTACAGGAAAGCTGAAGGAGTAAATTTACCGCAAGAAGAATTATACATCCCCATCAGCAGACTTGGGGATTCGCAAACAGATGAGTTTTTGAAAGCCATATTATACAGAGGAGCTCCCGGATCTGGGGCTTTAACTTCTCGTACACAGAGTGTTAAACCCTTACGCCGTCGTAATTTCTATGCAGTAGCTACAAGCCACATCGCAGAGATGGAATATTATATTGCGTACCATGACAAAGTAAGAATTCTTATGTCAGTTTTTGATGGCAACACTCTGAGCAATATTGAGCGAACGTATAATGAGCACTATCGACAAATGATTGCTAAAGACATCGAGTATTTTAGTCGAAAAGGAGTTCAGGCTGGCTCTATAGTAGAACAATTTTTAGTTACCAATCTGCGAAATTTTGCGGTTGGCACTCTTGCTGTGCGGCCTCTAATTACAATAAAGCAGCTATTATCCTTTCCTGCGTTTGCTGAAGGTATCAGTTCTTTAGATTTTGCTTTGGGCATTGGCCATTTAATCTCGCATCCAAAACAAGCGTGGAAAGATATGAATGACTCACAGTTCTTTAATCTACGGGGAAACCGCCGAGATCAAGATTTTGCTGATTTATCCGCTGATGCTTTCGGTAATAGAGTTTTAAATGTTTTAGGGCGTAATCCAAGACTTACTTCAGCTTTGACGTTAAATATAAGAATCGGAGATAAAGGTGCTATTTTGCTTGGAGGATACGCTCATTTCTGGGCTAAACGTAGAGCGTTAATAAAGAGCGGAGTGAGTCCTCAAGAAGCTAAAAAACGAGCCTTGCGATCTATGGAAAAAATAGCAGTTCGCACACAACAATCCTACGATCCTGATCAAGTTTCAGAGCAACAGCGCAGTTCTGGGTACGGTAGAGTATTAGCTTTATTTAAATCTTCCGCTAATGCACTGGCTCGGGCTGAATATTCAGCGATTGTAGAGAGAGCGCGAGGCCGCACAACAAATGCAGAGGTTGCTAAAGCTATCGTTATATTTCACCTTGTTATTCCGAATCTACTTCAATTCGCTAGTAACTACGGTTGGGATGAAGAAAAACAAATACGAGCTTCGATTTGGGGAGCAGCAAACGGTCTATTCATAATTGGCGATCTACTTGACTATATTTCGCAACAAATAATTGGAGATGGCGATCCGTACTCTCTAGACATTAGGCATCCTTTGCAAATGTTTGCCGACGTGACTGAAGCTATCGAAGAGATGGCAGGTTACACTTTTGGGGATGTAACCGACGAAATTAAAGTATTAGAAAAAACTTTTGAAGCTGTACAAAACCTTCTCGGAGTTCCATCAAAATCTATATATAATATGCTACGAGGCGTAGATAAAACTCTAGACGCAAAGACCGGAGGAGTGCCTTTGTCGTTAGGGTGGTCGACTGGGGCAGTAAAAGAAAAAAATAAGAATTCTCCATATATGAAAGATAGAGATCTCGAGTGAAGAAAGTAGTGACTAAGCCGGTGTCACGTGATACCATGCGCTCAACTATAAGGATACCAAGATGACTGTTACAAGCCAAACTACTAAAGTAACTACTACAGGTAACGGAAGCTCGTTCGTTTTCTCGTTCAGTCCTATGGTTATCTTTGCTTCTACCGACATCGTTGTAACATCTACGGTCATCGCGACAGGCGTAGAGACAACACTAGTAGAAGGTACAGGTGCTACTAAATATAGCGTAGGCATCACAACTTACCCTGCCACTGGCTCAATTACGTACCCACAAGACCAAGGTACACCTATTGCTGACACAATTAAAATCACAATCAAACGTGTATTAACGCTCGAGCAACAGACCGACCTTAGTAACCAAGGCGGCTACTTCGCGGATACGCAAGAGAAACAGTTCGACAAACAAACTATGATGACCCTGCAGCAACAGGAAGATATTGATCGTTCGTTTGCATTCCCTATTTCTTATTCAGGTGGAGCTTCAACTGAGATTCCGGTTCCAACAGCGGGTACACCTTTAGCGTGGAATGCTGCCGGGACTGCTCTTGAAAATTCTGCATCATCTACTCTACAACCTCTTTCGGCTACATTAACAGCTTTAGCCGCTTATGACACCGCTGGATTAGTAACTCAAACTTCTACTAGCACTTTCGCAGGCCGAACTCTCACAGGTACTGCTAATAAAGTTACTGTTACTAATGGAAATGGTGTCAGCGGAAACCCAACGCTCACTCTTCCTGACGCAGTTACTCTAGTTACTCCGACTGTTTCAGGGCTTTCTACTCATGGCGGCAACATTGTTTCAGACACAGACAGCACCGACGATCTAGGCACAACATCAGTCAGATGGAGAAAGCTCTGGGTTGACGATGTTCAAGCAACAACAACATTGTCGGCTGACGGATTAGTTTCTGGCGGCTCAATAGCTTTAGCCTCTGGTGCTACGATTACAGCATTTTTAGATGACGATTCAATGTCGGCAAATAGTGCAACCGCTGGAGCTACGCAACAAAGTATCAAGGCTTATGTGGACACTTTGGTTAGCACTAACGGCGGGAATTGGAAAGCGAGTGTTTTCTTAGCTTCTGCCGTAGGTGCGAACACCACCCTTTCTGGCGTGCAAACAGTTGATGGCGTTTCTGCAACGGTAGGCAAAAGAGTTTTAGTTAAAGACCAAAGCACAGCTAGTCAAAACGGTATTTATGTTGTTGCATCTGGAACGTGGGCAAGATCAGCTGATGCAAACACTATTGGTGAATTAGCTTCAGCGGCTGTTTTTGTAGAAGAAGGCGGTACTTTTGCCGACACTAGCTTTATCTGCACAAATGACAAGGATGACAGCCTTGGAAGCACTTCAATTGTTTGGACGCAGTTTGGTGTAGGCGGGGGCGGGGGCGGTTGGCTTGGAGAAGGCACTACTGCTCCAGAGGGTAACTCAGGTGACATTATTCGCATCAACCAACAAGTACTAAATAATTCAGTAACAATGGTAGCCACTGATAACGGTTCTGCTACTGGCCCCCTAACGATAGCTAGTGGAAAGACGATCACGATATCCTCTGGTGCAACATTTAAGGTGCTATAATGAGTGATTTAAAAGTAGATGGCATAACTGCTGCAACCGCTAATACGGCAGTTACGATCAAAGGGCTAGGAACTGGGAAAGTAGTTCTGGGTGATGGTGAGTTAATTTGGCCTGACGCTGATGGTAGTGCTAACCAATATATAAAGACTGACGGATCAAAGAACTTAGCATTTGCTACGTTACCCGCTGTAGGAGCTTGGATATTAATTCAAAGTCAGGTCGCTAGTAGTAGTGCATCATTAACTTTTACTAGCAATATTAACAGTACCTACTCTACTTACGCTCTTGTACTTTCAAACATACTACCCGCTACAGATGCTGTAGATGCTATGATAAGAGTATCAACAAATACTGGGTCATCATATGCTTCCTCTGGTTATCTTAGTTTTATCGACAAATCAAACTCTTCAGCAGCAAGTTTTGATGGGGATAACGGTGTAACTTCTGGTTTAGGTATTGCGGCTGACATAGATAACGGTGCATTTGGTGGGCTTACCTCAGTAATATATATTTCTAATCCATCAAGTGGTGTTGCATACACATATTTAGCTAGTTCTGGCTCAATCTTTCAGTCAGCAGGAACTCATGTTGCAGCCGCTGATGCACACGCTGTCTGGAAAACAGTCACAGCCGTCGATGCGTTACAGCTTATACTATCTAGCGGAGCGATAGCGTCAGGTCGAGCAACACTTTACGGCATAAGCCACACCTAAGGAGATAGTTAATGGCAAGAGACACAAGAACTAATAGCAGTGGCGATACTGTCGATTGCCGATACACACCAGTAAACGGAATTGACACGAAATGGTCAGAGCAAGAAGAGGCAGCACGGGATGTTGAAGAAAAAGCATTTGAAGATGCAAAGCCAGCTAAACTTATGGCTAACATTAGAGCCAAACGTAATGCACTTTTAGCTGCAACTGATTGGA